GCTATTTCGGGTTTGCCATGTCCTTTAGAAACTTTCGGACTAGGAATAGGTGGAATCTTACCCGCCGTAAGCTGCGCTGCATACGCCGCGTTGTGAGTTGCTTCAACAAGGTCATCAACTTTCTGTCGTGTCTGTGCTAATTTTTTTTGTAGCCGCATCAGGGCTAAACGGAGTTCCTTAACCTCAGTAGACTCAATGCCTTCAGGTAAATTGTCTAACTGATCTTTTAGACTCATTCCTCGCGCGCCATCGCAATCTTACGCCCGTGAATTGTGTACCCCATTTTGTCATCCCAACTATCTTCCCAAATCGGATTAGCAAAGCAACGCACGGTCTTGTATGCGTCTAGTAAAAGCGCTACTTGCCACGCCGGAATTGGGTCAGTCTGTAAAAGGGTTCCCCAAATACGACCGGTCTTGGTGAAATTGGTTTCAGCATCGCCGTAAATACTTTGGCGTTCTTCTAATACTTCATCTACTCGCTCTTTGGACACCGGCATTGTCCTTTCACATGGTTCCAATATGAATCCGCGCTGCTCTTATGCCCTTCTTCGCGGAGAGCATGAACAATCACGCGCGCCGGTAGGTTCTGTGCAATCGCTTGTTCGAGCGCAGCTTTATCTTCTTTCGGAAGTTTCTCAATGATTGCGCCAAAAGGACAATACGCCGATTTCTCTTTTGCGTAGTCGGCTAATTTCTGTGCTAAACCCATAAGATCGCCTCTCTGTCGCGAGAAGGATAACCTTATTTATAGCCTAAAGCAATCCTTCATACGCGAGTTCGAAGAAATCCATCTGCTCATCTACATCTCGGTATAACGGCACTATCACCGTAACCGGCGTTTCACTCGACATTATTTACATACGGAGTCACGATATGGCTCTCCGGTTGAACATTTGGGGAAGTTGAGGGATTGTGTGGCACAGCGCCGCCGCCTAACGCCGAAATGCCGACCATGAGTAAGTGGTGCGCATCTGTGGCATAGCCGCAAGCCATCCAAGTAGTCATAGCCGTGCCGCTAGCGAGCGCAATAACCTTCGGGTTGGTGAGCGGTACGCGTATCATGGCAATTCTTTCATTAACGAGTCATAGGTGGATTTATCTACGATACCCGTTTGCGGCGCTCCCTGTGCCTTCTGAAAGGCTTTTACAGCCGCTACCTGAGTAGGCGACCATGCTGAATTCTGCGCTGCTCTCGCCAGCACTCCTGCCTTGAAAAGAGCATTTTCAACGGCAAGTTCCTGCGGCGTTTTACCTTTAGCGGGGAAAGCGGATGACGACCAAGCTGGCGCGGTGAAAGTCGTTTTAGTGGCTGCTGGTGGTGTGGTGTGCGTCATCGCCATACCCGTTCCGCCTAAAGCGGTCGTTGCGGCGAGTCCGCCGGCTACAAGTTTATTCGTACCCCATGAGGTCGTAGGGCTAAGAGGCGTTTCGTATTCCGGACGCACGATAGCGAGGACATAAAGATAAGCGCGGTGGCGGATATACACGCCATGCCCGTTATATTGCGACACATTGGTCATATGTTCCGGACCCGTGTTGCCTTCTACGGTAGTAATCCCGTCGTGCGAAGCTGCTACAACGATCCCCACATGGTCAGCGATTCCGTTACCCGCCCATGAGAAGAAAACAATATCTCCGGGTTTGCCGTCGTATTTGCCGACTACGGCTTTTTTTTGCTGGAACCATGATAAACCGGTTGGGCAATAAGAGAACCCTTTTGTCGTTTGTGCCGCGACCAAATGCGAAAGATTATTTTGCGCAAATACCCACGACACAAACATCGCGCACCAAGGCTCGTTAGGAATACCGTACCAATCGCCGTAAGGGTTGGCATCGGTGCTACCGCCGTAGAAGCCAGCTTGCTTCTGCGCGGTGTTAATTATGTCTAGTGCGTTTGCCATAGACATATCTTACCTATTTTGTCGTATTAGCCTTTGCTACCTTGTTGCCCTCAGCAACAGCCGCGTCTACCGCAGCTTCAACGAGAGGTGCAGGAGCGCCGGTTGCGGCGGTGATGTTATTAACGAGGCTTTTAGGATTCACCTTAGCCAAGATAGGTACAAGCAATCCGCCCACGAGTGCGCCGATAGCGACTTCTTTCACGGTGCGGTGTCCGGTCTGGAAAGTTGCGTAGCCGGCGGCTATTACGCCGTAGCCGTAATGCTCAATCAGCGCTTTCTGCGTTGCTGTTAGTTTGATCTTTGCCATTGTCATCTCTTTTCCCTATGAGGTTGCGAACATACTTTTCGGCTTCGAAATCGCTTGCCGAAGCGTGATGGATTCCACCTACGCCGCGATGATGCTTTTCACAAAGCCACATTAAGTTGTCGGCTGATTCTACCCATGCCCCGACAGTATTCGGGTCGGAAACTCCGGGATAGTCGGCTTCTAGCCATTTGAGGTCTACCCCGTTTTGCAGGCTGAACTCAATATGAGCGTGATGTAATTCTAATCCGCCATCGCACTCAGAGAAGTCTGAACGATGTCCTCCGATATAGCACTTGGCTGTGGCTTTAGTTCGCTCGCGGAAGGCATTGAAGTCTTTGTAATTTGGGTCGCTTTCGCGTGGTTCGTGAGCAGGGTAATGAACCACATACGAGTTAGTAATTTTCTGATCGTGCGCATCCATCTAGTTTATGTCTAATTTCGTCTTAATGATAGCCTGATTTACCTGCAAATCGTGTAGGGCTTCGTCTTGACGGTTCAGCTGGTCTTTCATTGACCCGCCGCCGTTCTCATATAACTGGTATTCAATCTTGTCGAGGCGCTTGTCCATCTTACGGAACATACGGTTAAGCCAAAAAATAGGTGCTCCTATAATTACGATACTTTCGAGTGCCGCCCAAATAGCGTTAGAGATAGTTCCGGCATTGTTCCAAAATAACATCAGCAGCGCCCTTTCGGGTTATGTCCAACTGAGTACGCGCACCGTTCCGTTCGCATCCACAATCTTTGCTTGATTTGTGGTCGTATTAAGCCACGCGTCCCCAATTCGAGGGTTCGTAGGATCTGATGATACAGGAGGGAAAGTGAACCGCGCAGCAAGTTCTAATTTACGGATGCGGTCAATAATTCCATCGAAAGTCAACCGCAAATCCGGCGCGTGATTTACATAACCCATTAGATACTCCCTTGTGTCAAAGTTAATGTTACGCGCTCCGGTTTATCTTCACCAGCGTCAATAGAAATCGCGGTAATTCTATAAACATCATCTAGCGTATTCGGGAAACGGGAGTCGGTAATAATTACACGCACATCGTCGCCTAATTCGTAAGTACCATAAACGGGGTCAATATAAGCTGGCACGGCAATCTTGAGCGTTACCGGTGGATATGAAGTTGCGTTCAGCATTCCTTGAGTGATGCTCGTTAATAGCGCAGGGTCGTAAATATCTGTGAAATTGCCTTGCTCTTGCAATAGTGGCCAACCGGTTGCCAATTTAGTTGAATCATCAACTATCTCTACGAGTTTGCCGAAGCCGGAACCCGCGCCGAGTCCGTAGATTTCATTAGCAGCTTTCGACCCATCTTCGGGGTATTGGTATTCCACGATGTTTCCGGGAAGTTCGAATACCGGAATAGATGGATTGTTTGGGTCGTAACGCAAACCGCTGTGAGGGTAGTAAGTATTAAACGATTTAGCCGGATTACCTGAGCCGTCATAATAAACGCTAATTTCGAAATCGAAACCGTTATTGGCTTTAGATAAATCTTGAATCGCTTGGAAAATAGTCTTTAATTCGTAATTATAGTAAAGGCGGCTGATGATAACGCCGGATGTGCTACTGCTTCCGGGATCTTGGTTAAACAATAAACCGAGGCTGCCGTGCGGCTTACCTTCGGCATAATTCATTAAGTTAAGCGCGATGGCTAACTGGTCATAGCCGGTATATGGGAGTGTGTCGGTAATACGCCGGCGCTCATAATAAGAGAGGAATTCGCGCGCCGTGAGGCTCATGCGCTGGTCGGCAGATGAGTATTCGCGTAGCCATACCACGCCACCCCATACCAACACGCCGTTGCGGTCTACATAAATAGCGCAGCGTCCGGGAATAGTCGCCGCGTTTACATTGAGTCCGGCTGTATCTACGCCTGAGAGCAGCAAGTGTCCGGTGAAAGTACCGGCGACATTTAGCTGCTCTGTGAAAGTAACCCCAGTAAGAGGTAACTCTGCGAGTATCTGATTAGTCAGTAAATCCGCAAAAAGG